ATAATAATACATACTGTAAAAGCAACTAAACATGAAATAATAATTAATACTCCACAACAAAATTTAAATATTTTTCGGTGTATTTTTTTATTAATTTTTTCTTGTTCTGATTGTTCAATATCTTTTTTAAGAATACTTTTAACTGGTATATTATATGTAAATATATTACATAGAGGATTAAATATACTGCTTCTCTCTATTGAACTTTCAGAAGATGTATCAGAATAAGAATCAATTGTTATATCCATAAGAGAATTTTCATTTATGTCATTTTTAATAATTATATTATTAATTAATTGAGCGTCTTGCATATTGTTTTTATTATATTTATACTATTATTAAATTATTGTAAATATAATTCAATTTTTTATCTTTTTATTAAAAAATAACGTTTATATTTTTTTACACCGTCTAATGTGTAACCATTTGATTTACGTATTGGTTCCATTTTATAACCATAAACACTTAATATTTGTCGTGTTAAATTTAATAGTGGCCATTTTTGATGTTGATCAGCATTTTTTTGTAAAGATGTCAAAAAAGATGAACTATAATTTTTTTTTAATTCTGGTATTAAATATTTAATTTCTTCATATTTTTTATCTGATAAAAGTATTTCACGTGGAATAAGTATTTCATTAATATTATCTATATTGATACCAACTAAATTTAAAAAATTCTTTGTCTCTTCATCCATTTAACTTATTACTACATTAATTTTTTTTTGTAAACTTTCATTAAATAGATTATATACAGAATTTTCATTTACATAAATACAGCTATATACTTCAGAATTTATTAGATACTGTTTGATTAGATCCAATAAACAAATAATATCAAGTGAATTTCCTGGCGAATAATAACCGTCTGAGTCACTTTTATTACATAATACATAAATTCCTAAAATATTGAAATATATAAACTGTTCAACATCATCTATCGATGAAATAAAATAGTTAACTGAAAGCTCACCTATTTCAGTCTTGTTTTTATAATCTTCGTTTAATTTAATTAAATCTTTAAGTTTATATACATAATAATTATATGTATCGTTATTATTTAATGTAGCACCAATGTGATTTATTTGATCTTTTATATAATTAAATGTAGCATTTAATATAGTTATTCTTATAATATCCCATCTCCCATAAGAACAACTAAATTCTTGTTTATCACAATAAAAATCTACACCCATCCGAACTATAATACAATAAAAAAACATTTTTAAATTAATTTTTAAGTATGTTTTTATAATTTTAAATAATTATTGGTTATAAATTACTTGATTATAAATTATTTGGTTATAAATTTTTTATTATATATTAAGCTCAGGAATACTATAAACTTCACCTATTTTAACGTATTTTGCTATAATTTTTGGATTTAACTGATTTTTAATAATGTCTGCTGTATCATAGACATTATTGGACTTATCAATATAATAAACGATTCCTTGTATATCTTGAGCCCATACTTCGATTTTTTGTGTAGTCGATTTTGACTCATTTTGATTATCAATAATTCCATGAGGAGTACCTTTCATATGTGTTCCACAATATTCGCAATCGTCTTTTCTGCGTCTAGTACATTGTTCACCAGTCGCTCTTTTTGCACAACAACGATCATATATAGGAACAAAGTTTTTTACACGTTTTCTCTTCTGAAAATCTTCTTTTACAAATGATAAACGATCATAATCATAAATATATTGGAGAAGCTGATTAATATGTTCATTTTTGTTTAATCCCATTTGAGACACCTTTTCTCTAATACTGTCTTTAAACGTTGTAACGTAAGTTTCAACCTTTTTATTTAAACGTTTTTCCATTTTCTTTATATTGTTAATATAATATATTATATTATCTTTAGTTCAATTTTTTTTATTATTTAAAAAACTATTTAAAGAAAAATATATTAAACTTTTGGATATTCATTTGGTAAAATTAATATACATAAAATTATAAAAATATAAAATAAAATATATACTCCATAAACATCTTCACCAACACCATAAAACTTTAATATTTGTGTTAAACTATAGAAAAATATGATAGATAAACCAATTAATGTTATTGGGCTCATATAATATAATATAAGTAATTAAATTATTTAATTTAAATTAAATAATATTAAAACATTTTATTATATTATATTTAATACACTCTTTATGACATTTTATTATTTTATAAATCATATATTAAAAAATAATGAAATAAGTAATTCTAAAAAAATTACTTTTTTAAGGCATTATATTAATATAGAATCTGAAACTGATCGATTTAAAAATAACATCATTTTATCTGAGGAAATCTTAAAAATATATAATAGACTATACGATTTTTATCACTCCAAGTATTTATTTAAAATTCGTAATGTAACTTTTTATATTTCAGGTTCAAATGATAGTTTATTTGAAAAGGAATTTTCATATTTATATTTAGTATGTGAAAGTTATTTTTTAGAAGAACATCCTATTCTTTTACTTGATAAGCTTATAAAAACTCCTATCGAATATAAATCACATATATCAAGATTATTAAATTACTATATTTTTGATGAGTTTATTACATTAAAAAGCTATATGAAATCTAACAATGAATTATTTATTCAAGAAAATAATAACATTAAGTATACTAAAAATATTAGCTACACAATTTATTTAATACACATTAATAGTACTATTTTCAAATCATACTTTATTGTATAAAACTTTTTATTGTATAAAAATTTTTATTGTGTAAAACTTTACATTATCGCATAACGATTATTTGTCGCATCATACATATCTCCTAATTTTTTCTTATCTATATAATGGTACGTTAATGGAATTTGTTGATTATAATCCTTTAATACTATTATTGGAGCATCTTCCAAAAAACTACCATCATCTAATTCAATTTTACCTAAATATACGCTATCGTAATTGTGTGTCCATAAACCGTCATGATCACTTATTCTCAGCGTTAGAATTTCATATTTTCTGTTCAATGTCTCATCTTCTAATCTTTCTCTTTTAATTAATGATTCATCATATCTATCATTTGGAAAATTTTCTGTATATTTTGTTTTTCCAGTAAATAAAGCAAATCTAACTATACCACCTTTAATATAACGCCCAAATTCGTTATCTGTTATTAGATTATCGAACTTTTTTTCTGGTTTAAAATTTGGAGACCATCCACCTTGTCTAATCGAACGATTAAAACTAGTAAAATAGAAATATGGTCCTAGTATGCTCGTTTTATCTTTAGCTGTCTCACCAAACGTTAACGTAAAATTTAATTTTTGTTCAGTTTGTTTACCTACATAACCTACAATAGGGATTTCATACGCGTGACCATTTTTATCTTGTAGATAATTACATTGTTCGTTTAATATAAAAAATTTCGTTGTTTCATAATCAATTGGTATATGGCAAATATTCATAGTATTAGTGATCTCGTCTATTAGTCCAAATTTTAAATTACTATTTGAATATGTTTCATTTAACATTATATTATTACATTTTGTAATATCATAAAATAAATATAATTTGTTTTCAAATACATAAAAACCATTAAAAATAGCTGAATTGTTAAATTCTTCAAAATTATCAACTAATAATAATCCAGATAAAAATAACTTAGAATATGATATCAGATTATTCTTATTTAACGAATTATAAATGGGTATTCTTGGCAGCATTAAAGTATTATAACCTGAATTCATTAATAAATACTTTAAAAATGGATATTTTCCTCTATTATCTACAGAATATACACATAACAAAATATCACTGTACTCATCTGTATCATAAAATATATTTGGGTCATTATTTAAAAATGATAAAAAATCATATTCATAATTGTCTGATTGTTCCACAAATTCCATTTATATTATATTTATTATTATGTATTTAATTTATTTAAATATATAATTATTTATCTATTTTTCTTTTAATTGTTTCTTTTATTTGTTCTTCCCTACTATCCATTATGTGCTTCGTTAATTCTTCAGCTATACTCGGTTGTGTTTTGTAATAATTTTGTAATGCTGTTAATAACGTTTTTCCGCTTATAGGTTTTTTTATTGTATTTTTTTTATACACTAAAGCTCCACCATTTATATCAAAACAATCGATATTATTCGTTTTCATAACTGAAACTAAACTTTCGGTCAATATTTTTTTTTTATTTGTTCTTTCTTTAATTTCAGATTTAAACTTAGATATTTCGTTGTCTATTTTAATCCATTCCTTAATATTATTTACTAATTGTTCTTTTATTTCCATTAATATATTTAATTACTATATTTATTATTTAAATTGTTTCTATTTTATATATCTCAGAATTTATATCTCAGAATTTTTATTGTGAATCTAATTTTTTTTATCTTCTTTTGCTTTTAATTTCTCTTCTTTTGCCTTTTGTTTTGCCTCTTCTTTTGCTTTTAATTTCTCTTCTTTTGCCTTTTGTTTTGCCTCTTCTTTTGCTTTTAATTTCTCTTCTTTTGCCTTTTGTTTTGCCTGTTCTTTTGCTTTTAATTTCTCTTCTTTTTCCTTTTGTTTCGCCTCTTCTTTTGCTTTTAATTTATATTGTTTTATCATTAATTTTTCATGTTTATAACAATATTGTTTATTATCACCATAATTAATTGGTTCGTTAGGATTATACGGATTATAAATTTGAATTTTTGAACAAAAACTAGACGTACAATTTATAAATTTTTTATTATCATCATCTTCAGGTAGTAAAGGATTAAAATTTACATTTAACGTGACGAATTCACATTTAGAACTTTCACATTTAGAACTGTGTGTTTGATTTGTATCAGTAGGTCTATAATAATTAACACCATTTATTTTTTTTAATCCAAATTCTTTATAATAAGGTAATAATTCTTTCTGTTTTTTTCTACAATACGGACATCTAATCTCTTCATTTTTCAAACGAGTATTTATACCTTCCATTAAATTAAATTTTTGCTTAAAATTAATCAAATCGTTATATAATGGTATGTAATTAAATTTGTGACCACATTTTAATTCTACATATTTACTAGTTAACGGTTCTTGTGTAATTAAACAAATATTTGTTTCATCTATTTGATCTTCATCTTTATCGAGAGATTTATATAATTCTGAAAAAAAATCTATATCTCCTTCTATTTTATATTTTGTAGTCATTATCTATATTATTTGTTATATATATTATTTGTTATATCTTTATATTTTTTATATTTTATTTTTTATATAATGTCACCACCAGAAATTTGGGGTCCTCCTATTTGGACGTTATTTCATACACTAGCAGAACAAATTAATGATAATGTATATCCACAAGTTATAAATTCAATGTTTGGAATAATTGTTAAGATTTGTAAATATTTACCTTGTCCAGAATGTTCTAAAGACGCCAGCAACGTTTTAGCAAAAATTAAAATCAATGAATATAAAACTAAAAATGAGTTTAAAAATATGTTGTATTTATTTCATAATTATGTTAATGCAAAAAAACGTAAACATTTATTTAATTATGCTTATATAAATAGATATTCTAATTTAAGCTTAAAATTAGTTGTTAAAAATTTTATTGAAAATTACAATACTAAAGGAAATATGAATCTTCTCACTGAATCTTTTCATAGAAGTTTTGTAATAAAAGATTTTACAACATGGTTTCGAATTTATTCACGTGCATTTTTAAAACCTGTTATAATTAATAATCCGCAAATAATTAATCCAGAAAAACTTACAGAAGATACTGCTACTAAAGATATTTCTACTAAAGATATCGTTACAGAAGAAACTATATCATCTAATAACTCATAAATTTATAATTCACTAATTAATTCACCATTTTTCATTAAATTACATTTAAAAGTTTGCTTACTTGGTTGATAGCATATTTCTTTATCGCTCGATATTTCATTAAAAAATAAATATTTACCTGAACCACCAGCATACATAAGCGTCACGATTAATGCGGATGATGCTACACCTAACAATACATTTAAAAATAAATCACCCATCTGAATAACACAATTTTTATAAATCTTAATAAACATATCTAAAAAGAAATAACTTATTAATGATATAAATACCCAATAATTAACTGATCCATTACTAAACATTGGTAGCGATAAATACATTATAGTAAATGCAAAAACAAACGCACTAAACGTTGGATTTCCATATTTACTATATTGTATTGATGTACAAATGGTCCTATCATTTACAATTGGCGCGGATCCTGCCATCATATACACATAACTTCTTACTACGCAACAACCAATTAGAAATCCTAAATAAATCAAACCTTTAAAATTTTGAAATATGAACGACATACTTGTTATAGACGTCGCAAGTATTATCGGAGAGAAAAAAGAAAAAAATACAAATAAATTCATAGGTTGAAATAATTGCAATGGAGAATCAGGGACTCCTCCCATTTTCGTTAATGTATTTTGACTACTCATATAATAATTTGAAATAATATATTTTCAATTATTATATTTTATTTATTGATGAATAAACTTTCAATATATCAAATAACAATTTTAATCTTATATCTAAAATCTTTGAGTAACGAATAATATTACTTAATTCAGGTTGTAATTTCAAGACTACTATACTCTTTAAATATGATCTTTCATATAGCATTATTTTTTCATTTATTTTTTGTAGATTATCATTTATATGATATATGACTTCACAAGTAGATATTAATGAATATAGTACTGGTTCATCTATATTTTTTAAATATTCATGATTACTTTTTACTTCAACTAAATAAAAATTATTTTCATCATCTAACTCACAATCCATACTTATTAAATTTTTTAGTTCTATTTTTGGTTTTTCATTATTACCGTGTTTTTTAATTATATCATAAATTAAACTTTCTATGATCTTAATTTTCGTTTTTAAATCGATTTCTTCCAAATGATTTTTAAATATATTTATGTCTGTTTCTTTTGTTTCAATAAAAAAATTCATTATATTTTTTGATGATGTAATTGAATTTGATAATGTAGTCATGGTATAACATAAATTATAACTTAATAATGGTACTGTTATATAATATAATTTTAAAAACTCCATTTTACAAGAATACAATTATATTATATATTTATATTATTTATTCAAATACTATTTATTCAAATACTAATTCAAATACTTGTTAAATTGTACTTACTGAATGAAAATCAATCCGCTGTTATGTTTTAATATAAATCCATATTTCATATTTGTATAGTTTAGACTATATAAAAATCGGCGTTTGAAATCTAAAAAGGTGTAAAAAGTGTGGATTTAAATCTTCAAGGGTTTAAATCTATTTTTCAAGAATTAAATCTAACACTTCTTCAACACGTTCAACTAAATGAAATTTAATTCCTTCTATAATTTTATCGTCTTTATATTTTTCCATTATTTTATTAAAGTCATTTTCATTTTCTTTTGGAATTATGAATTCTTTAATTCCTGATTTTATAGAATAAATTAATTTTTCTTGAAGACCACCTATTTCTGTAAGATATAAACCAAAATGTGTTTCACCTGTTATTCCAAAATAATTCTTAATTTTTATGTCATTTAATAAACTATAAATT